GGACAATTGTAAATAGAATGTATTATCTAAGCTTAATTAGATTGATCCAGAATAATAAATTTATTTTTGAAACAGGTGTTGGAACCGTAGCTCAATCAGCCGAATGGGCAGAGATACTCAAATTTCTGTTGAGAAGCGATAATATTTCACAAAATTTACAATCAAATCATTTTTATAATAGATTTATTGCAGGTGATTACAAAGCATTTGATAAGAGAATGCCTCCATCATTTATCTTAGCTGCTTTTGATATATTAATTGAAATAGCTCAATTAAGTGGTAATTATACACAAGATGATATTAAAATAATGAGAGGCGTATCTATAGATACTGCATATCCATTAGTAGATTTTAATGGTGATTTAGTGCAATTTTTCGGAAGTAATCCATCAGGTCATCCTTTAACTGTCATTATAAATAGTTTAGTTAATAGTTTATATATGCGATATGCTTATACGCTACTGAATCCCAAACGTGAATGTGAAACATTCCAGAACAAGGTTAGATTATTCACATATGGTGATGATAATATCATGACATCTAGTGTAGATTGGTTCAATCATACAGCAATCAGCCAATCTTTGTCAACTATGGGGATAACATATACTATGGCTGATAAAGAGGCTAAGAGTGTACCATTTATTACACTGACAGATGTCTCATTTCTTAAGCGTACTTGGCGTTGGGATGACCACCTTGGAACATATGTTGCCCCATTAGAGCATGATTCTATTGAAAAGATGTTGACTGTTTGGACACGATCAAAAATAGCTGAAGAGTGTCAAATGGTTGATATTATAGAAAGTGCATGTAACGAGTATTTCTTCTATGGCAAGAATATATTTGAAGCTAAAGTTGAATTATTACGACAAGCTTTAATAAATCTTGGCTGGGAGAAATTTATTGGTAGATCCACTTTTCCTACTTGGCGTCAATTAAAATCTCGCTTTTATAAATCTTCTATAAAACTGGGTTTTTCACTAGATTACGAGTATGAAGACGATATCCAGGAAGAATTGAATATCATTTGGGAGACCCAAAATGATAATTAATTTTACACAAAATTTAATTGGGGCTTTGATACAAGTCCCCTCAATTTTGAGAAAACCAAAAGATCGATTTAGTTAGATTTACTGTATTT